CATCGCAACCTAATGGATGCAGAAGAAAGAAGAGTAAATTTGGGCATTATGACAAGTCCAGTTGAAGAAAAAGAAATGCTTGATTTACAAGACAGCATTCAATCGGTTATGCAAGCAGAAGGATAATGAATGCCGACAATAAACGAGCGAATAGATCAGGCTTTAAGCCAACATGATCTTGACCTAATCAGGTATTCCAATGGTCATAGTAAAGATGTTATTAGGAAAATTAATAATTTACAAGCAGAAATTACTACTTTAATTAAATCTGCTGAACCAAAGAATAGGGCAAGGCTTGAAATATTATTAGCTGAAATTAATCAAGCGATAGATAGATCTTATGCAGTTATAGCGACTAAAAGTCTTGATGAATTTAAAGAATTGGCCGTAATAGAATCTAAAGCAGTTACGCAAATTTCTG